TTTTATTTTTTTTTGATTTTATTTTTTTTGGTTTTTATTTTTTTTGGATTTTATTTTTTTTGGATTTTATTTTTTTTTGTTCTTATAGAGATGTACCTCCAGGAGGAAGTGGGGCGGCTTCGCCCCCCGTAGGAGTCCCAACAACGCGAAATTTTCCGGTGGGATTTTCAAGAAAACACTTGACAGTACCCTTGCGCGAGATTATAATGATAGCATAGGAAACACCTTCCCCCCCGAACGCGCCGCATACGGAGACTTACTGACGCAATGAAATCAATCAACTACTACGATTCTTCTTACTCGCCTAATGAGGCTTGTGAGGCTACCGATATCCCTAACTGCGGTGCATGTTATGATGGCGGTCTAATCGACGGTCAAGTATACTGCGACTGTCCCGAAGGGGATAAGGCAATGGATAAGGCAATAGATGAGTGCGCAGACACCACACCTTGCTAATATGCTGGTACTCGCACTACTACTACTTCAATCACCATACCAAGCCATTGAAGCCAAAGATGGCAAGGCTTGCGCTGATGCCTTCCAGGATGCTATCGAGGTGAACATACGCCCTGAGTGTAGAGATATGCTCGCGCCTATTGTCGCTGCTATTAGGCACGCTGAGAATGGTGGCAAGGGTAAGGAATATGGTATTCTTCACGCTCGCGTAAAGCCCACGTACCGCAGCCAAGCCGGTTGGTGCGCTGCTACTGTGCAGAAAAACTATGATAGATGGGTTAAGGCTGGTAGCAAGGGTGAGTTTATATCTTTTCTAGGTGCTAAGTATTGCCCTGTGGGTGCAGACAATGACCCTAACGGCTTAAATAAACATTGGATTAAGAATGTAACGCACTACGTTCAAAAGTTCGAATAACGCCCTTGTATAGCCTCCAAACCCTGGATTGAGCGGGCCCCGGGTCGAACGTAAGTCACGTGTTTACAAGGGTTTATACGATTTTCAAGAGAGTTCTTGACAGCACCCTCTCCGCTGTGCTATACTACGCGTATGAAAATGACTCGCTCACACTTCCAGGCGTTGGCTCAAATGACTGCCGACATCATCGTGGCTTTGAACGCCACCAAAGACCAAACCATCATCATCATGGACGAGGTCATCGCTGTTTGTAAAGAATCAAACCCTAACTTTGACGTTGACCGTTTCGATACTTGGGTGCAAGGTATTTTGATTGGAAACTCTTAAATTTTCCCTTTTTTACTTGACAAACGGCTTCCGCTCTGTTACAATACTCACTGTGAATTACCTAATCAACCTCTACTCCGTTCTCGTTGCAAAGCGTTTCGAGACTCTCTACACCTCTCCAAACCACAAGCGTAACGCTAAGGCTGCGAAAGTCCTAGAACACTACCGCTCAGTCCGTAGGATGTTGCCAATCCAACGATGTGGGAACCACTTAGGCAACCACAGAGGTTCCAAGCGTAAGGCGTTTAACGCAACGCAAGGATTCTAGGGATTTTCTAGAAAATGCTTGACAATCCTCCCCCGCTCTGCTAAAATACTCTCATGGCATACAACTCTGCTACCGTCCCTCAGTCTATCGAAGACTTACACAATCTCTCTCTCACCATTGGTCGGGCATTCGCCCAATCACACAAAACAATCCCATCAGGCGGGTGGCAGTGCGAACAAACTATGCGCCTTTTGGAAATGTATCGTGAATCTCGCCGTATGGTGGGTAACGAAAAAGAAACGGACAGCCGTTACGGTTCCCACGACGCTTACCTCGCAACCCAAGGATACTAAAATGCCCCTACCTCCCGACCTCTCTAAACCTGTTTTCCAACTGTTCCCCCAAGCGGCGAACTCTATCATCAACGGGGAATGTGTCCCCTGTGGTAGCACTCAAATCCGCGACTGCGACTTCCGCGATGATATTTCTAAAAAGGAATATAGTATTTCGGGTATGTGCCAGTCTTGCCAAGACCGAGTGTTCAATATGATGGAACGCATGGAAGACGACGACTACCATCCTTGGTAGATATTCGTCGCCATTTTATCCTTGACAAGGTCAGCGGGCGCGGGCCTCGCGCCAGCGTAAGTCGCGTGTTTACAAGGGTTTATACGATTTTCAAGAAAGTTCTTGACAGCCAGCAGGGGGCGCGTGTATAATGCCTGGAATGGAAACCAGCAAGACCCCCCCTCGTGCCCCACCACAATGGCTCAAACATGAGCCGGTAATACCCTCAGGGGCTTTAATGGCTCAGTTCTCAACCGTCCACAAAAAATGTGAAAAAAGGGTTGACACCATGGCATGGCTTTGCTATACTATGTATCTCGAATAAACCGAACCCCCAGGAGGGTCTCGTTAAGAAAAAACCAATCAAAGCTAACAAAGTTAGCATCAACAAAACTCGTGGCAAGTCTATTTGGACTGCTACAATCACCCAAGGTCGCTCAGAGTCTAAAATGACTTTCAACGACTATAACCGCGCTCGCTCATTCGTGCGACGCAACATCACCCAAGTAGGGAGGTATACTTAAGATGGCTGGAAAATTCATTTCAAGTTGGATTGAAAAATTCGCTTATGTTCCTAACAAAAACGAACTAAGCATTGAAACTAGCAAAGGCGAGGTGTATACCTATGCCGATGTCCCCTTCTCTGTTGCTGATGCTATGGCTGACGCTGAGAGTGTTGGCAAGTATCACAATCAGAACCTGCGCGGCAAATACAAATGCGCTAAAGGTTAAAGGTTAGATATTTGATTTCATACAGTTTGGGGTCTGTTCAAAACCCCACCTAAACCCTCGCCAAAGGGGTCTAAACCCTGGATTGGGCGGGCCCGGCTCGAGCGTAAGTAGTGACCTGCCAAACACTTACAAACAATTAAAATACTTGCCTGGATTTCCTGTTTTACGCTTGCGCAAATGCGTCCGCGCAACTAAAATGTATACAATGAATTCGATAGTCCCCCCTACCCCGTCAGTCAAAGAATCCCTTGCAGCAGGTCTGAATGTCTGCCTTCCTAGCGTCTTAGATGATTTCCAATACTACGCTGAGTTCCTACCACACTGTAACTACGCAGTAATCGCTCACTTGTCGTACGAAGTTGCTGCCAAGTACGATATCTCGGCAACGCAAGCCGAGGACGTTATTTATTACACTCTGCGCCAGTTGGGGGTGAATCTATAATGGCTCAATCTGAAATACAGGATATTCCTTTGGCTAAGGAAATCATAATCAATATGTTCTTCAAGTCTATTAGAGAGAACATGTACGACGGTCAACTAACACGTGACGAAGAAATCCTTTTGGTTCTTAATTGTATGAATGAAGTATTCGATGCAGACGAGGAAGCTAATGCTACCTTACTTTCTAAGTACCTTGGTCTGTCTGTTGATGGCGTTTGACCCTTTACCTCCCACAAACAGGGTCTAAACCCTGGATTGGGCGGGCCCGGCTCGAGCGTAAGTCTAGTGTCTGTAAGGAGTTAAAAATTATGAGATTATGCTTGACAATATGCTAGAAAGACGGTATAATATACGCACAACAGGGGAGATTTTTCCGGCAGTTTTTCACCTCTGAGAGTCGTTGCACTCTGAAAAAAAGAAAGACTATCTTTTTCCTGCTTTATACTTGAAAGACCGCTTCCGCTCGGTTATAATACTTACTGTGAAAGACCCCAACCCTAAGACCATGCCACAAGAGAACCTAAACATCGAAGACTTCCCACACGTTTGCGAGTGTGGGGAACGCTACCGCACCGTCGAAGCTGCTGAGGACTGTTCCGAGTGCCTCGAAGGTCTTCGAGCAGAAATGGAGCGAAGCCTGTATTGTTGCCCGTCGGTGAAACCTTGGCAGCCGACGTAAACCTTGGTCACGACACTACTTAGGGACGGACTTGGCCCCGCCAGCGGATTTTGTCAAGTAAAATAAAGGAAATATAATAAAATGAAAAATCTTTTGAGATAACCGTAACCCGTTATAAGTAAGATACTTACAAAATGACGAAGACTTGACCGCGTAGGTGCGCAACGCTATAATATAGGGAATGAAGTCAATCTCCACCCCTATCGCTACCCCTAAAATCTCCTCTGCTGGCAAAATGCCTTGTAAGTCCTGGTCGCTTCCTGCATGGGATTCTTGTCCTAGTGCTAAGGATTCGGAAGGCAAGCCAGTAGACGCTTGCCATTACTGCTATGCCTTGACGGGCGCATACCGCTTTCCCGCTACAATCGCTGCTCGTGCGCATAACATGGAAGATTGGAAAGTACCTGGTTGGACGGCAACTATGGTCGCCAAGATTGGCAAAGCTAAGTATTTTCGCTGGTTCGATTCTGGCGACGTTTACAGCCTACCGCTTGCGCACAGAATATATACCGTGATGAAAATGACCCCGAACTGCCAGCATTGGCTGCCTACCCGTATGCACAAAGACCCAATCTTCGCGCCTGTCTTTGCGCGTATGAATGCGTTGCCTAACGTAGTGGTGCGCTTCTCCAGTGATAGCATTGACGGGGAAACTGTGGAAGGGGATACGACCTCTACCATCATTGAAAGTGCAGAGGACTTCGTTCCGACCAAGGGGGAAAGTCTTTGCCGCGCTTATACGCGCAGCGGAAAGTGCGCAACGTGTCGCGCTTGCTGGTCTAAAGATATTAAAGTTATCCGCTACGCGCTTCACGGGCATAAGGTCAAGGAAAAGTGGTTTGTCTAACTAACGAATAACCCTCACCAAACGGCTCTAAATCACCGATTTGGCGGGCCCGGATTTCGTCCTAAGTAGTGTGGAGGTAAGGACTTACAAACAATTAAAATACTTGCCTGGATTTCCTGTTTTATGCTTGAAAGACCGCTTGCGCTCGGTTATAATACTTACAATGAATCAGTCAAGGACTTAGGAAAAAATAAAAAAATCCTAGTTTCCCCTTGACAGACCGCTTCCGCTCGGTTATAATACCTACAATGAATCAGTCAAGTACCCCCTTCCAATCCCTCGCTGACCTCTGCGCCGAGATTATCGACAATCACCCTGAGTTTACCCTACAGCAGCAGGAGAGCATTATCGACTCGTTCCTTTCCTTGTTGGAAGCGGATGGCACGGTGCGCAGCATGGAGCGCGAGTTGGAACGTCTGAAAGGGAAGCCGTCATCAGAATAGCATTGTGTGGGACAATACTATTTCGTGCAAATATAATATTCTATGTTTTTACCGCTTTGATATAATCGCTCGCCTCACGGCGATTCAAGTAAATGAGGGAGGGAGTTTTTTCAATGGTTTTCTCACAAAAAAACCATTCTCCAAATCCCGGCCCCGCGTCGGCGTAAGTAGTGTGGGGGTAAGGGCTTATACGATTTCCGAGAAAGTTCTTGACTAATACCCCCCCGCAGAGCTATAATGTGTGGGAGCAAACGGGGAGGTAGCCCAATGGCAGAGGCAAAGGACTTAAAATCCTTCCAGTGTGGGTTCGAGTCCCACTCTCCCTACCAGCTCGAAAGCTCCTTAAAAAAATTACCAAGAAAACCCTTGACTTATACCACCCCCTATGGTATACTATGTCATCTGTCAGAGGGAGAACTGTTCTGCATCCCTAAGAAAATCATGATGTTCAGAACATCCCTCTCTCTCTGATATTTTTCCAAGAAAACCCTTGACTTATGCTGCCCCCTATGGTATAATGAGTCATCTCAAATCGAGACTACACCCTAACATCAATCCAAGGAGGATTACCCAAATGGCACAACATCGCCCGATTCAAGAACGCATGGACGAGCTGCAAGCACAAATGGTTGCTTTGCAAGCCAAGCAAAACAAGAAGCAAGTTAACGCAGACCCGAAGGTCATGGCACTTGACGAGCAAATCGACGAACTCAACAAAACCGCTCTGAAGTGGAAGCGTTGGGGCAAGGAAGCTGACAAGAAGGTTTCAGACTTTCAAGCTCGCGTTGCTGGCTGGGTTCAGCGCGGGGAGCAAGCGGAGGCGTGGCTGTCTCAGTATAAGTTTGACCTCGCTGCGCTTAAGGAAGAGCGTAACCTCGTGGCTAATGAAGTTGCTAAGGGAATGTAGGATTGTTTTCATATAAACCCTCGTGGGTTATGGGGCGGGGCTTACTAGCCTCGCTCCTTTTTTATGTTCACCTGGTACGCACGCCAAAAGTTTTTCTTTTTTACTTGACAAAACCGGCGGCGGGCCCCGGGCCGACCTAACTAGTGTGCCACCAAGCACTTACGAACAATAATAAAAAACAAAAAACAAGTTGATTGATTTCTAATTTACACCTAAAGGTTCTAAGTTCTTGTTTTGTAAGGGTTTATGCTTGACGGGGAGCGGGGGATTTGCTATAATACGCATTCCTAAGTGGTTGTACCCCCCGCATTTATGTAAAGGGAATACCATTTTGTTCTTTTATAAGTAGTTGTTTTTTGTAAACCTCTTTTTTGTATTTCTTTTGTATCCCCCTGTGGGGAAAGTGATTCAGCTGCTCATAGATTTGAGCTGAGGCATTTAGCTAGTTCTCATTCTATGAAAGCTGAATACAAAAAAATAAGAATAAAACAAATAGGTTTTTGTAAATCGCATAAAACCTTGACTTATACCATCTTTATGATGGGGTAAGAGGGGGTTTCTCCGTACAATGTTCGGTAAACTGGATGTGTTTTTGTTTTATCTCTCTATTACTCTGGTCTAATTAGGTCTTGACTTATACTAGAGCAGGGGTAATAGGGTGAAACTAGGTCGAATTATGTTCTGTTTTTTTTTATTCCCTTATTACAAAAACCAAAAAAGAACGAAAGCTCCGAACTTTATTCGGATTCTTACAAGAAACAACGAAGAAAACACAATAAAAAAAACAAACCTCTTAACCTTGACTTATGCTTCCCTATATGGGGTGTCTTGGTTAAGAGGTTTTTTTATACCTATTTCTACCCTTTAGTTGGTAGGTTTTCTCCTTTGACTTATGCTACTCTTACATGGGTATGGTAATCCCCAAAAGGGATTATACTTAATCAATTCCTTGTTGACCATAATCTAAATCCCAATCTATATTAACTGTATCTTCTGACATAGTAGATGATGTGTTGTAAAGGTATTTCTCTCTGAGAGCATTATTGAGGAGCTGTAGGACGAAAGCATTGTTGGTGCTTGCAAGGTATTTCTCTCTGAGAGAAGCTACAGTTTCCTCTAAATCCTTTACGCGCGATTTTAATCTTCCTATCTGGTACTCGTGGGGGTCGTAAACCATTACTTCTCTCCCTCACTTAACAGCTTCATTGCTTCGTAAACCTCATCATCAGGAAGGAATCCTTCCAGGTTATTTTTAGGTAAACGCTCTACCAGCTCTGCTAGAACTATTTGTATTGCTTCTTCTTTATTCATTGGTAGTTTCCTCTTTGTGTGTTAGCTCTTCTACTTGCCAAGTTTCAACAGGTTGATAGCCACCAAATTCTAGGTAGCCTCCTAAGTTACTCCCTTCTCCGTTTTTGGCTTTGTCGAAGGCTTCTTGTTCATTTTCAGCTTCCACCATGACGAATTCATTGGCGTAGCATTTCTTTGTGATTACATATTTCATAGTATTAGGTCAGCTACAATGACTACGAGAACGATGTTAAGAAAAATTAAAAGTTCTTTTCCTACCTTCCCAAGTTCTGATTCGCGTCCTCTTTCTTTAGGACTCAAGTTTCGATACCCTCCTAGAAAGAAGTCTCAGTTCTGCTTTAAGCTCTGCAATGTGTCTCTCGTTTCTGTCTCGTTGGCTTTTCCTTGTCATTCTTCGGTATGATTTCTCGCTCATACTTGAAACCGAAAAAGAGATAAAGGCAGCTACCAAAGATAAGGCGACAATGCCTAATCCAGCTTGTGTTAAAAGTTCCATCAAGTTAGTTCCTCCAAGAGTTTCTTGGCATTAGCATCTTTTTGTTCGGCAGATACTTCTTCCGTAATGGCGGAAGGTCTGTCCTTCCAATCCTCAAAAATTGAATCTTGATTCCATGCGTGAGGGATTTGTCCTCGGTGAGACACACTTCCATCAGCAGCAAAACAAGATGCGTATTCACTAACAAGTGCAATGGATTCTTCCAATCCATCTGCATACTTCCAGTCTGAATCAGTTACAACCTTGCTGTTGGCAAAGTTGGTAACATGGTTTAAGGCTTTCCATAGCCTTTCGTCAATAGGGTTTTCGATTTTCATTGTTCTTTGATTAGTTTTTCTAAATACCATTTGGCTTTTTTCAAGTCCTCAACACCATGCTTGTATTTGTACCGAGTAACATACTTGATTATATTCCCTTCACAGAAATCCATATCCCACGAACAGATGTAATCAGTTGTCTCAATACCCTTATTATAGTGTTTGGGGTGGTTAACTGGGTCGTCGAAATCTTTGTTATTATCAGTTACCAATCTTCGTCCTCCACAATGCCTTGATGCTGGTTCCATTCTTCTTCAGTCATAGCCTCATCATAAAAACACTCTCCTCCCTGAAACATTATCTTTCCTCCAGTACCTCCGCTTTCAGCCCACTCACCATTGAATTCGAGATGTGGGAATGTGCGAGACACCTTCTTTACCCACTCAATAGGAGGACACCATGCAGTCTCAAATGAATAGCAAGTATAGTTTTTCTCGTGCACAAGTTCTTCTTCGTAACAATCCCATTTTGTTCCCCAATGTTTCTTAGCCCAAGGATACCAATCATCGTTTACTTTACTTTTAGCATTGGAAGCAATGTGTTTCTTTGGCATAGGTACTTGTGCGTTGAAAGAAAGAGTTTTGTATTTTCCTTTCTTCGCCGTATCGCCCCAAGCAAAACCTTTATTCTTATCCACAAACTCTTGTCTGTGCTTTAAGTCTCCTTTAATGAGTAAAGTATTAGTGCAGTGATTTGGCATTAGTTATCCTCCTCTTTACGTCTTTCAGTTAGAGTAAATTCTTCAATCTCAAACCATTCTAAATCGGGGCAAAAGTGGTCGTGATTAAAGAATAGTGAAGTAGCAATCTTCCGTTCTTCTTGAGCGGTTTCCATGCTATCACAAATCTTAATAATACTTGAGTAAACTCTATCGTCCAAAGTGATAGAAGTATCCCTCGTCTTGTGTATAAGTGCGTAAACTTTCATTACTTACGACAACGGTTTTCGTCCTCCCCAATAGTTACATTGCATTGAAAACTAGAGTAGGTCTGAAGCATACTTGATAGCACACTCACAACTTCTGATAACTCGGCTCTCTGCTCGTCGTTATCACAATGCTCATCTAAATCTCGCAATGTTTCAATCGCATAGCTGAGAGCGAGTTCGTCAGACATCGTTTCTTCTTGGTCAATCATGTTATTTGTTTTTTTGTTTGCTTAGTAAACTCCCCAAAGCAAGGGAGTTCAATAAAGTGATTATTGTGATAAACAATAAATCGAATTGGTGTTCCCAAGCATAGTAGCACATTAGAAAGAATGTGCCTCCTAACCATACTATAGGCATTAGAGTATCAAATGCTTTATTCATCATAAGATTTTAGGGTGTAGCGTAGTCGTTCAAGGGTATGTTTAATTTCAGATTTACTTTTGTTTAGGTTGTGACATAAACGGCTGATATTAAACTCCCCGCTAGGCTTAATGATTTTAGCATCTTGCTCTACTTCTCGCAGGATACTTAACATATCCTTATCAAGAGGTTCGTTTCCAAAAGGCTCGAAACTCTCAACAGGATTAAAGACTTTACCTTTAAGAAGTTTCTCGTCAATAGTTACTTGCTTACGCAAAGGTGCGCGACGGATAATCCTTTGACCGAGACAGTTCTTTCTGTTCCATAAAACAGTTTTGAGATACTTATCAAAGTGTGCAGTATCTTTGTATTCATCAAACGGAACAGTAGCAGTTTTATCAAACATTCTTACAGTATCCATCATTGCAATGCACAGTTCTTGATAGCTATCGTCATGGTCATGCGTAATTGGGTCGAGTCCGATACGGTAAGCAATATGATGTAACAACTTACCGTATTTTTCTTCCAACCACTCCCATTGTTCGTAAGAGAGATTATTACTCATCGAAAGTTCCCTCCAACAAATTACGACGCAACTTCAATGCTTCTGCTTTATAGAAATTGATATTCCCCAACTTCCAATCACGGCATCGCTTAAACTTTGATTCTGCGACAGTTTTCCACTGTGAGGCATTGACTGAGGGATAGGATGTCCTTCCTCCTCCAACGACCGTACCGTTTTTAATCCAGATGTCCGCTCTCCTAAGAAACTCTTGTAGTCCAAAAGCCGTAAGTTCGCACATTCCACTACTGGCTGCTATAGAAACCCCATCAGGTAAAATAATATCGGCTGTAGCACTTTCTATCGCATCAACTACAAACTCTTTCCAAGACGTAATAGGAGTATTGTCCGAATCTGAACTTACATTTTTAAGTAGTTTTTTACGGTAGTCCCAATATTCTTTTACGTATTTATATTGGTAAGAATACCTAAAAGGGTTAAGTTCCTCAAAAAACGAATCCGTAAAGTCACCCAGGTCGGTTCCTTTTTCGGAGCCAGACCCTAAAGAGTCTAAACTTATACTAAAGTCGATGTTGTTATTTGTTGCTTTGTTTAGTACCTCAAAAAGCCTATCCCCATACTCAGTAATATGCTCAATAATCTTGTGAACGAGAGTATCTTTCGTTTCCGCTTGCGCCTTTTTGTAACGCTTAGAAAAAAAGTTGTGTGGCTCAGGCAAGACACGCTTACTGGAGACTCTGTTGTGCCTCGCGGAGATTTCTATTGCGTTGGCTTTTTGTTCTTGCAAATACCAACACAAGTCCAACACTCGTAAATAGTAATCCGAATTAAACCCATCGGCGTTACCTGTAATATCATTGATAAAAAACTTGTTACGGTCTTTTTCGATATTTTGAGTACCACGGTTTACTTGCAACAATTCCTCATAAAGAAAACCTGTTGTAATTAAACTACGGTTTTGGATGCAACCAATCTCTTGTCGCTTATCGTCAATAATAACTAAAGATTTAGTTTTGTTATTAACAAAACTGGGGCAGTCACTTGCGTTTAGGTTTTTACAGATGTCGCTCATAAACTTAGAGGGGGTACGTTTGCTGTAGGCGTAGTAGGCGTGTTCACGCCGAAGTGCTGTGTTTTCTACAACGAACATTATATCTGAGGTACAACCTGGGAGGCAGTTAAAGTTTTCTATTTCGATTTTACGCATATTCGTTTAACAAAGTGTTAAGGGTCTTAAAGAATTCTACATCGAATGTTTTATCGTTTGCAGAAACGGCATTTTGTCCATACATATCTTTGATATTCTCGGACTCCCATTCGGAACCATACGAGGTTAAGTATAATGTAGTATTGGGAACACCACGAAGATACTTAACACGCAATGATTTTGTATCCTCATTAAAACCCCTGTAGCATTTTACGTCATGGGGGCTTTCTAGATATTGCTCAATCTGCTCTCTAGGAACAAATTGATGAACAAGGTCGCCATCAGTTAAGTTTACAATAACCATGTTCTTGGTGGTAAGATTCTGCTTTACCCATTGCATAAGTGCAGGAAGCAACAGAAATTCAGGAGTATAACTACCTGCGCTACGACCGTCCACTTTTATAGGTGCGGAAGTATTCAGACGACAAAGTTTATCCCAATCGGTATCATTCTTGGTGTTAGAAAACACTCTTGATAGAATCGGAACATACCCTTTAACAAAACTGTTAAAGCATTTCCCTGCCTCTGTTTTAGTAAAAACTTCCATCTTAATCTTATTACCCAAAACGGTCTTATTTGCTTTCGCAAACGCAGAACAGATTGCGCCACAAACATCAATACGAGAAAGACGTAAACCATCACCGCCAACTTCTTGCGTATGGTTCATACTTCCACTCGCATCAACTAAAAATACGAAAGTCGTATCCGATTTAGGAGTGTTAGTCTTTTTGTAAAACACATTATCGTCCATCTGGTGACGGTATAGTTTACGAGGGTCTAACAACCCACGATTACTGTTATACCGCTTAGGCTTTCTGGACTCTAACAAAGAGGTCATGTTACGCGCAAACTTAGAATACAACTCTTCTCGGAATCGAAGTGTGTCGCTGCCCACATGACGATGGAACAATGTGTCTTTATCAAAACTTGCAGTTACATTTTTAGGCATTCTTAGTTATCCTCCTTTTTTTCGTAGTTTAGATAAGGGACACAACCATCTTCGTAAAACCCACTTTTGGAATTTTCAACCCACCTAGTTATTTCAGAAACTGTAGGAAACTGACTGTAATGAATGCTTACCAGACTATCGCCTTTACGGAAATTACGAGCCAGGTATTTGGCTTGCTTGCTATACGCTCCATAAACTTGGACGGCAAGAGCATACATTTTGTCGTTAGTTTCCTTGGTGGAAGAAAAGTCGTCAAGATTGTCGGGTTGAATGGTGGATTGAAATTCCGAAGTGTATTCCAACAAGTCGGCATCCGTAACGTTTTTCAACTCTCCTACAGTCATGTTTTTAGCAAAACGCAGAAAAGATTTAGGGGTAGTTAGTTTAAGCATAGCAATCTAAAATTAAAGTGTCGTAGTTTACGCCTTGAGGAAGTTCTTTTACAACCTCTCGGCATGGAATGTGTTTTAAGGCTGTGAACGCTTGAATCTCAGCCCATTGTTGTGGGTTCATCAACAACTGTGTTGGTTCGCCCTCTTCATTTTCGTCACTTCCCATTGCGGTAAGCAAGTCACGAATAGCATCTTCTCCAAAAGTACCCCTCACTTGATTGGCTACTTCGGTATCAACAGGTTTACAGTCGGAAGATTTTTTAGGCTGTAAATCAAGACTTTCATCTTCTGTTGCTGCACCTCCATCATCGTTATTGGAAATGGCATCTGAAACAAGGTAATCAGAAATGGCGGTATCGTCCATAGATTCTTGTGTTTTGTATTGTTCCCAAAGCCCTCCCGCATGGTCTTGTAGCACTTTTGCAAATGCGGAAAAAGTTGGTTGGTAATAATGCTTTGGTTCTTCAACAGCAAGAATACTGTCTTTAGTAAGGTTGTTATCTACAACCAACTGAGAATGACCATAACCTTTTAGATGAAACAAAGCGTCGATAAAAGAACCAAACAATGAATCTTTATCTAAGTCTCCACTCTCATACAAGTCTTGGAACTTCTCAAAAGCAAGTTTCTCTTGCTTAAACCTATACTTCAATAGATTCTTAGGTTGCATTTCATCAATCCTAACATCTTCAATAGCGTTTAGCAACAAAAACAAATCGCCAAAGTATTGATAGATAAACTTGTTATTCTGATGTTGCAGATTCCTCTCCATAATACCTCCAACGGTAATCTCTCCCTCCGAGGAAACGGCATCCCAAATCGACATCTTTTTACCGTAATGTTTAATTTCTACGGTTTTAAGAATGCGCTTAAAATAGGGAATAATTTTCTCACAAATCTTTGATTCTTTATAAGAATGCTTAATGTGATGCAATTCATGGATTACAGAGGAAATAGTTTCGTCTACACGACCTTCTTGTAACATATCAAGTGGGATAAAAACTTGGTCTTTATCTACTGACGCACAAGGGGTTCCTTCATACTTATATTCCACAGTTACATTCTTGTCTGGGACAAGGAAGTCTGCGTAATGACGCAAAAGGGTTTGTAGGTCGAACAATAACTTGGAAGAAATGGAAGTATCTTCCATTTCTCCAAGCCACGCAGACATCAACTCCGCATCAGCCTTTACAGGCTTAATTTCTACTTCTACGGAATTGTCCAATTGACTACTTGTTGTCAGAGGATTGTTTTGTGTAAACACCAATGCTATCAGCGAATTCTCGCAAGACATTAGCATCATTAACGATAGTGCTAGAATCTTGTTCGTATTGCGACAAGATAGCGTTATCAAGAATATCCCTTACAGAGAAACCATCTTTAATCAAAGAAATGGTGTCAATTACAGAACGAGTAGAGATACGAGTTCCGATTTTGCCTTTGCCAAACAAAGAGTGCGAGTAGTCGTAAACTTCAGACAAGGTTTTCAGCATAAGGCTATCAGAAGGGGAAAGTTCTTCATTACCTTCAATGTAATCAACCATTTGCTTTCCTGTAATGTAAGGAAGGTTGAAGGTCATAACGCGGTCTTGCAATGCGCGGTCTAGTGTGCGAGTAGACGAGTATTCCAAACCAATGTTTGCAGTTGCAATAAAACGAACACCTTTTGCAACCTTTACCTTTCGGTTATCTCCGTTTTCTTCTTCAATAGAGATTTCACGGCGATGGTCTAGGACAGGGAACAAGATGTTAAAAGCGTCGTCCGAAGCACGAGAAAGTTCATCAAGAACAATCAAAGTGTTTTCGGTCTGAATAGCTTTAATGAAGTTAGAAGGGGTAAACTCGGTGTTACCATCCTTGAGTTGGAAAAAGCCAAGTAGAGAAGTTCGCGCATCTTGCGTAGAACCACAGTTTACTACTTCACAATTCATGCCTAAGTTATTTGCAACCTCAAAGCAATAGGTAGTTTTACCTGAGCCTGTTGCACCTGTTAGCATTACATTCTTGCCACCCTTGATTAGAGAGTGAATCATTTTATCTTTTGTTTCGTCAATTACGAATTTCATGGTTTCAACTTGTTGTTATGAGAAAAATTAGAGCCTGAGTCTTCCCCAAGGGGGTGTAGAGGCGGTCAATGAGGGTGAATTTTAGCATATTCCTAGCCATAGGTCAAGCACGAACCGACAAAAGTCAGCGATTATTTGGAAAATAGCCAAATTGTTCGTAAGTCCTTACCCCCACACTACTTACGCTCGAGCGCGGGCTAGTATATCATATTCTTGACGGTTTGTCAAGTAAAATCACTATAATTATTTGTAGGGAGTGTTCCACATGGCATTAAGTTCATCAACAGACAAACCTTCATTCTCAAAACCACATAGTTCTCTCAACCTACTTTCTAAAAATTTATCATTAAAAGTTATTTTATCAAAAAACAACTTTCTTTCATCATAATCATCTAACATGAAAAGAAAAACAATGATAGCCAACATATCTCCGTATCTTTTATCAGATGTGAAAGCATGAACATACTGTTGGCGGGTATGGAATCCCAATAAGCTAATCCCTATGTCCCTGTCTGCTTTAGTGCATACGAGGTTTACGAAAGGCAAAAGGTGTTTTACCATTACACCTTCTTCTTCAGACAAATTTAGCTTTAGCTTAGGACGCTTCATGTATCTATTCGTAAGTATTTAGAGGTTTACCCGCCGGAATCTGGCGAGCGACTCTATAATAGTACGGATAGAGATTTGGGATTTTATGAATCTTTTTCAACTTGTTGTATTTTGAATTCCCGAATCTCTATTTCACCTTCTTGTTTCGCGGCGAATGCTTTTGCGCTTTTCAAGGTTTTGGTAGAGCCAAGCCACATAAAGCAATCACGAACATCGTCAGGCTCAACTTCTTCTCTGTATCTCCTAATAATGTTAAAGCCTTTTTTCATGTATTTGGAGATACCATTTCCACGCGCTGCCCAAAGCATCTTGACTTATACCACCTTTGTGTTACCAGTTAAAGTGTTTTTAACCTCGACAGGTGCTTGAGTTTCAATCCAAACTTTTGCACCGCACGCCAGAGGTTTGGCTGGGGAATAAATAACTTTTGATGAACCAAGAATGTTTACCTCATGACCATAATCGTTTGACTTATATGTCTTTACGGTTACGACAGGGTTGTTTTCCTGCTTCTTCTTATTCGACCGAATAAAGTGTTGATTGATATGAATCCGTTTAATCATTTGACTTATGCTTCCTTTCAGGTTCCATAAGATGGCAGGGGCGGAGGGACTTGCACCCCCGACCGTTTGCTTAGAAGGCAAATGTTCTCTCTAACTGAACTACGCCCCCAACCTGTGCTTTGACTTATGCTTCCTTTTATTATAGCGTGTGGGGGGTTGGAAGTAGTGGTATCTTTCCGAGAACTTAAATTCCTTTGGGGTTGAGTGAAGTAATCTCCACGCCAGCTTCTTCCAAGATATCCAGCCCCGCATCGTATCGGTAGCGTTTGCTATACACTAACCGCTCAATCTTACATTGAATCATCAGAGCCGCGCAACGGGGGCATGGAGCCGTCGTAGTGTACATCGTGGCTCCCACAGTGGTTTCACTGGTTCTGGCTAAGAAAGCGATTACATTGGCTTCTGCGTGGATGACCTCTTCCTTGGTCTCATCCCCATACTCACAGCAATTATCCATCCCTTGGGGAGTGCCGTTGTAGCCGATAGAGATAATTCGGCTATCTTTCGTTAAAACAGCGCCTACTTTTAATCGTTTAGCTTTGGATAGCTCCGCAACTTGCTTCGCAATATCCATGAATAACCCATCAAATTCTATTTGTTTTGGCATTTCTACTTTCTTACTTCGGTATCTGGTAGGAGCGGCAGGACTTGAACCTGCGGTCATTCGCATATAAGACGAAAGCTTTAACCAACTAAGCTACGCTCCCAAATACTGAGCGAGGCAGACCGTCTTATTGCCTACAGCTGGTCTCGCGACTCAGCATACCTCACCCATACTATTATAGCTTCGGAGGTAGCAAACCTACACCTTTCTTTGTACAATACCTTGGAGGGTAATGCGGTTAAAAGCAGCAAGAGCGCCAGTGACTCCTGGGTGTATAACTTCCCACCAAATATCTAAGGTGCCTGTCTCGGGACCCTCTATTTGGATGGGTAGTTCAAAATGCTGGAACCAAGGACCATTTTTATTTCCAGTCCCGACCATGAGTACTGGGTCTGTGTTATTATGGTCACCTGCTCTCAGTGCAAAGACAAGCGGTGTAGTGGTGCTCGCACAAGCAGCTTGGATTCCAAAAATACTTAACGTGTCTCCCGGACCTAAAGGCTCTAATACATCTTGGTAAGTAGTTACTTGCGTTGGTGCCGAACCAGAACAAATAGGCATGTCCGCATGGGCTGTATCGGGTTTGCAGGTATAAACAAAAGTGTACCCATTCTCTCGCAGGAGACCTGGGCTATCCGCGTATACGGAGCCGAAGGAGCTAGGTTGACCGGGTGAGACGGGAGGCATAATTACTCGTACTTGAGGTGTGTAGTGGTGTAGAAGGGGGTTATGTAGGAGGCGGCGTCTGACCGGAGCGAGTACACCTTGAGTCCGCTGTTTTCCGTGATTTGGATAGGGGTGCTAAGTTGTAGGAAATAAGGACCGTTTTGCGTAGCCACTGCCGTAATAATTTCCTTATCGTTTACATCCTTAACTGTAACGGCTTGGACATCTGCGGTGGCAGCGACGTAAGACAATCCCCACAAATAAACTGTTCCAGAAACCCCAACAGCTGAGGGGTCTACTACAATCGTTTGTTCTGCTCCTGTGCCAATCGAATTAATTAAAACTCCAGAGGAGCTTAGGGGCTTCCACTCACGCTGGAATGCAGGTGAGTCTTTACGAGGGTATCCAAATCTCTCATTATTCCAAGGGTCAAATCGTGGCATCTTACTATTATATAGTAAGCTCCGCGCAAGTATCCCGTGGATAAATGTACCCAACCATCCTCAAAATCTCTGCACCTCTATTATATCTGGATTGTACATATCCTTAATATAAGAAGATAGAGGTTGTAGCAAGCAATAACCATTTAAAAGAAGTTTCTTGTTAACCTTATCACAATTTAAAGCATATCGTTTATCATGCCCCAAACGGTCTTTAACGTACTCATACTTAACCTTCTTTCTCATTGCTTTGGAAATCATACCGATAACCTCGTTGTTAGTACATCTGTACCCTGTACCGATGTTATAAATACCGTTCTCTTCGATAACCATCATCAAACCGTAGATAATCTCTACGTTTTCATCGACGAACATCCACTCCCTCACTTGATTTCCATCTCCATAAACGGGAACAGCTTCTCCCTCTCTGATGGACTTAGCGATTTTTGGGAGGAACTTTTCGGGGTCTTGTCCTGGTCCGAAGTTGTTGCAGGTTCTTGTGATGAGGTAGGGGATTTCGAACGTTCTTGCGCACGACTGTACCAATAGGTCCGCCGAAGCCTTTGCTGCTGAGTAATACGAAGATGGTTTAATTGGGTATAGCTCATCTGCTTCTTGTTCTCCTCTTAGGTCTGCCATATCGCCGTACACTTCATCGGTAGAGATTTGTACGAAACGACGGAGGTTTGGAGCATCCTTAAATAGCTCCAGCAAATTATATACCCCCATAATATTAGTGTCCATAAACGGTTTACCGTCTTCGATAGAGTTATCTACATGGCTCTCGGCAGCGAAATTCACCACGTAATCAGCCTCTATAACCTTGTCATACTTGGACAAATCGTTGCTACAAATATCTAGTCTAAGAAAAGTATACCTTTCCTTATCTTCCCCGATATACTCAGGAATCCGGGCAGGGTCAGCCGCGTAAGTATGTTTGTCTATGTTAATGATGTTGTGTACGGTATTCTCGTAAACATACCTAATAAAACGAGAGCCAATAAAACCGAGCCCTCCCGTCACTACAATCGTAAAAGGTTTAATTTTTGTCATTATAAAATTCTTGTGTTGCTTTTGCGAGGGAATCAAACGTTCCGCAGTCAATCCATGTTCCATGAACCTTATGACTGGTTAACGTGCCCTCCTTGAGATACATTCTATTTAAGTCCGTTACCTCTAACTCCCCCCTTTCAGAAGGGTTGAGGCTACGGATTTTATCGAAAACGGTATTGTCGTATAGGTACAGTCCTATTACCGCATCGTTGGAAGGGGGGTTTGTGGGCTTTTCAATAACATCCTCAATCTTCCCTTCTTGGTCATACTCTACTACCCCGAATCTTTCAGGGTCATTAACCTCTTTGGTAAAGATATGACAACCTCCCATATCGCTAAAATTAGCAATAGGGTTAGATATATCGTCAGCGATAATGTTATCCCCAAGAATAACAACGCAACTATCATCACCGACAAAAGACTCTGCCATGCTAAGAGCATCTGCGATTCCACCTTCTCCTTCTTGATACCCATAATTTAATTTAGTTAAACCTAAGTCTTCGCCGTTCTTAAGAACGCGAATGAAGTCTCCTGCGTGAGGACCTCCTGTAACAATCATTATCTCTTTAATACCTGCATTAGCCAGTGTTTGTAATGGATAATAAACCATAGGTCTATCATATACAGGTAACAAATGTTTGTTGGTTGCGTGAGTGAGTGGATGTAGGCGACTACCTAATCCTCCTGCTAATACAATCCCTTTCATATCATATTATTATAGTGTTTAAAAAAAAATAGCGCAAGAAAAATCTTGCGCTATAAGGTAAAACTTAAACTTGTTCCTTAGCCCATATACTCCTTGCGGTACATACGGAACGAATCACGGGCTGGCTTGCCTACGCGCTTCATAAGAACACGCTCCTTAGTTTGGAGCGACCAAGGCTGATTCTCAATCTTCCGCCACTCGTTTTGAATTCGGGTCGCCTGACCCTTGGTCATGTAGTTGCGGTTGAAGCCACGCAGGGCAGACTGGTTTTCAGTCGTAACCATGACGTTCGGCTTAGAATCGTTGTCGGTGTTTTTGTAAATAAACTCTTTATCGTACATTTTTGAATCTCCAGGGCGAATGCCCCGCTAGTTGTTACACTATTATAGAGCTTCGCCCCCTAAATCTGACCTAAAATCCGAATTTATTTTGTCGCCGCCTCAACACCAACGAACTCTTTCTTATCGAAAAGTGCTTTGTATTTCACATCTTTATCGCCTTTAAGGATTTCATCCGCAATTTTAATAGAAATGTTATTTTTGATAAAGCGTTTAACGTTTCTGGCACCGTACTCCTCGGAGAACGCCTCATTGGTTACCCAATCAACCAGTTTTTTGGTCACTCGGATAGGGAGTTCCTTTAGCTGGAGCCTAACAATCTTCTCAGCATCACTCTTTTTAAGGGAGTTGAAGTACACCACGCTGTCTAGTCTGTTAATAAACTCTGGAGCAAATCGGTCCTTGAAGGCTTTTTTGATATCATCTCTTGAAGTCTCGTACGTTTTGATATCATTCCCAAAACCTACCAGTGATTTACCTACATTATCTTTTAAACCAATATTACTTGTAAAGATAATGAGTGAGTTACTAAAATCCAAATCAGTGCCATGTGAATCGGTAATGGTCCCTTCATCCATAAGATTTAGAAGTAAATCAAACAATTTAGAGTGACCTTTCTCAATCTCATCAAACACTATTACCCACTCATTGGACTTCTCTGCGCGTTCTGAGAGAATGCCTTTCTCGTTATGTCCGATGTACCCTGGAGGGCTGCCAATAAGTTTGGAGTATTCATGAGAGTTAGAGTACTCCCCACAGTTAATCTTAAGAAGTTTCTTTCGTGACCCAAGCACTTTGTCCGCCAAAATCTTAGCCAACTCAGTCTTGCCCACTCCAGTAGGACCGATAAAGAATAGGTTGCTGTTATCACATAAACCAGACTTCATCAGCCTCAGCTGCTTCATAACCTCTGCAATAGGCTCTTCTTGCCCTACAATCATCTTCTTGATTTGCTCCTCAATCCCAGAGAAGTCCTTAAAGGTAAGAGATTTTCTTTTCTTGGTTTTGTGTTGGGGGGAGTCGGACGCATCGATGTATGAATTAACAGTTTTGTTAATCATCTCCAAAGCAAACCCTTGGTAAATTTCGGTCACACACTCAAATAGGGCTTCTGACACCCCATCTTCTTCACAATCCACTTTGATATGGTCATACCCCACAACTAAGTTCTCTAGAATGAAGTTTACATACTCTGTGATAGAGAACTTGGGGGTGGTGATAACATCAATAATCTGCGTTACCAATCCCTCTAATTCATCCTCCGGTAACTTTTTAATCGGGATGAACCGGTCTAAAGTATGAGAGTAGACAATAAATTTGTTTTTAAATTCTTTCCGCATCACTTGCTCAGGTCCTCAAACGACATAGGGTCTAATTTTTTAGGGCTCTTCATCTCTGCTTGGGTCATTTTAAGCATGAGGTCCAGAATCTTAACAACCTTATCGTTTGCGCCTTGCGCTAAGTCCAAAGCTTTAGACATTTCTGCCTTAGCTTTATCGTCAAGAGGATTATCTGCGACCATGTTCTTAAAGTACTCAAACGCTTCTAAAGCGAGTTTTCTGTCTTGAGAGCTATCTCTCACTACATCCTTAGCCATTTTCTGAACTCGTTGTTCAGAGAAATAGCTTTGTTTAGGAGTGTATACTTTTGGCATTAATCTAATGGTGTTTTTCTTTTTTCCAGGTCTTTGTATTTTTTAGTAGCATATCCAGCTTTCGCTTTTCCTTTGGAAGTGGTTGGCATCTTTGCCGGTCCGTGCTTCACATTGGTTCTTTTAGAGTATGCTTTAATAACATTAATATCGGTCTTCCCCGGGAATCCTTTTACCACTTTATCAGCAGATTTTTCTCCCCATGTGCCGTGCGTAATCACATAAATGCGGTCAGACGCAGGTGTAGTAAAATAATGTCCGTAACTGTGCTTAGACAAAGCATCACTAATAGAGGCGTGAACAGGGACTCGGGATTTTTTGCCTGTGTCTAACTTGCCACGCTTAGTCTTAGCGACTTCTTTGTTACCGGACTTTGATTTTGCTTCATTTATCATGGGAGGAATCCTCACTATTATCTAGGTATCAAACTCGACAGGGTTGGTAATTCTGTACTTCTCATTATAGGAGGTTTTTACAGGATAGGAACGTTTGGCAGGTTTACGGGGAGGAGCGACCGCTTTCACCTCCGTAGACTTCTTCTTTTTAGGCTTTCTGGGAGGCAAAAGTAGCCACCTAGCAGCTCTTCCTACGCAGTACATAGAGTAGAACCACCCAAAAAGAAAAACGTATGCTAAAAATTCACTTAATTCCATGGTTATATATGTTTATGTGGATGGGGGAATATTTGGTGTACTGCTCTCTAACCCCCTTGGGGATAATCGAGCTGCTTATAGTTTGGCAGTTTAAGTGGTGGACTTTAGAGTCCTCTACTAAGATGTGGGCGAGATTCAAGGTATGTAGTTGTTGTGCGTAAGTAGTATCGGAGTGCCAAAACTGGGCTTGGGTGTCTAATGTTTTTATAGTATCGTAAATACGCGCATCTTGAACAATACACCATCCCGCTATATGACGAGGAGGTTTAGTTACAGTGTGCCCAAAAGATACTCCGTCCTTAAACTTTACATCCGTGTGGACACTAGGGTCCATTGGAGATGCGCTCATCACATCACATTCTTTCATCTTCTTTATTATAGTCGAAGCCCACCCCTTTTCAAAGATTAAATCATTATTACATAAGGCTATATATTCACACTCGTCAAACTCAGGCATGAGCCTACACCCATTCATGTATCCATTATAATTAAAGGGTAAATTAGTAGGAGGGACTACAGTGCGGGCATTTTTATATTTAACTCCTGTTATGCTTTCACATACTACCACGGTAAAATCGATAGATTCGTCTCCGGATATACAAGAATCAATGGCGTTCTGTGTCATTTGTTGTAGCTCAGGTGTTCCTCCCAAACTCAATATAATTACCCCCGCCCGGCTCATTTAATTTCGCCAGACTTAATTTTCTCACTTAAAGCTTTAGTTAAATCGGCGGCTCGTTGCTTAGTTTCTCCGTCGTCCATGGAGTACCATCCCTTAGCAGGGGAGGTTACGACTCCTTGTTTGTAGGCTGATGAGGTAAGACCATACTCTCGGGATAGACCTTCATTATACATAAGTTTAAACTCACAGTTTTGATATGGTACAGTCACTTTGTTCTTTACACACTTTATGGTTCCCTTAATTCCAGTTGGGTTTTTCATATCATCGTACTGAATGTCTCCTTTTGCCGAAGCAGTTTCTAGAGACACGGCACAGTAATACAATAACGCTTTACCGCCACCAGCTTTGGTTCTTGGGTCACCAAAGACGAGACCTACTTTACTACGCACCTGATTGATGATAATCAGAGCGGCTTTGTGTTTACGCAACAAAGGATTAATACGACGCAAGCACTGACCTGCGACTTTAGCTCTTAGGGCACCAGAAATCTCTCCGTTGGCTCCTAAATCACCTTGCATCTCTTTGCGCGTAGGAGAAACGCCAATGGAGTCATACCCAATAACAATAGGGGTATCCTTGTCGTGTTCTCGGATGGCTAAGATGGAGTTCTCAATAGTCTCAAAACAACCTTCCATCGTTTCAGGCATCGTGTAGATTAGCTTCTCTGAATCTACGCCAAGAACTTTAGCGAATGAGGGAGAGTAGGCGTGTTCGTTATCTACCATTACAGTGTAGAACCCCTGCTTTTGTGCGCCTTTAAAGGCGTGGGTAAGGAACACTGTCTTGGCAGTAGATGACTCACCATAAATCTCTGTGATGCCCCCGATAGGGAATCCACCGTTATACTCACCTGAAATAATCTTATTCAGCGCGTAAGAACCTGAGTCTACGAACCCAAAAACCTGCCCTTCCTCAGAAAGCAGGTTTGCGCCGTCTAGCTTCTTACAAATGTCGTCTAAAATATTAGCCATGCCTTATTATAGACATGGCTTGGTTATTCTAGAGCTACTTCTCGGATTTCTTTGCAAATTTCTTCTTAAAAAGTTTAGATTTTTTCTTAGCCTCTGGCTTTTCCTCTACAACTTCTTCTACAACTTCTTCTACAACTTCAGGGGCTTCCTGTAGCTCGGGGTGCCGTGCGCGATGAAGTCTTGCTCTACGTCTTTGGTGTACGTTTGCCATACAATTATATAGTACCACTAGTATCTGTCTTTTTAATGGTTTTTTCAGACTTCTTAATAGGTGCTTTTTTTACGACCTTAGGTTTTAGGGGCGCTTCTGGGTACATGGGAGACAGCCCCTCACATTTAAGGGCTCCTGGGAGGTCGATAACCTCTCCAGGGGAAACTCTTTTTAAGGTGCCTAAATCAACGTATACATCTATGTTATTATTATTCTTAAATTTCATTTTTTTAGCTCTTGTTCTATAAAAGAAAACGTAAGTTTCATTCCTTCCTTTAGAGAGTATCTAGGTGCCCAACCTAAGTGCTTTTCTATTAACGCATTATCGGAACACCGCCCCATCACTCCAACAGGACCATCAATATTTTTTATTTCTTTCTCGCGCCCACTAATACTCAACGCTAAGGACGCTAAATTATTAATACTAATCATTTCTTCAGAGCCGATATTAAGTATTGTTGTACAATCAGAATTCATTAAAGACCTAACTGCATCAATACAATCATCGATATACAGAAAAGAACGGGTTTGGGTTCCAGGACCCCACACTTCCATGATTTGAGTGTCCTCCCCTGCTTTCCTACACATAGCAGCCGGGGCTTTTTCCTTCCCCCCAGTCCACGTACCTTCGGGTCCATAAATATTATGGAATCGAGCAATCCTCACATCAAGACCATAGTTTCTAACGTAAGATTTATAAAGCCTTTCCGAAAATAGCTTCTCCCACCCATACTCGGAATCGGGTTCTGCCGGATATGCAGAGTCTTCGGAACAAAGGGGGTTATCGGGGTCTAATTGATTACGTTCGGGGTAAATACACGCAGACGAAGAGTAGAATATTTTAGGTGGGTGTTCGAACAGAGAAGCGTAATGTGCTACATTCAAATTGATTGTGGCTGAGTTGTGCATTACGTCGGCATCATTCTCTCCCGTAAAAATGTATCCGGCGCCACCCATGTCGGCAGCAAATTGGTATACTTCATCAAACCCTTTTCCAAAGGACTGGTCTAGGTGCATAACAGTCTGTACCTTTTTAGGGTCTCTTAGGTCTGCAATCGCGAACTCGTCAGCCTCTGTATCACCAAACTCCGGGTTCTTGAGGTCTACACCTCTCACCCAGTAGCCTTCCTTTTTAAGGCGCTTAACCATATGGCTTCCAATAAAGCCACCTGCTCCTAACACTAGTGCTTTTTTCTTATTCATCTTTTTTAAATACCGGAATAGGTATCATCTTATGATAGTTTTTATTTCTGTGTTCTGAGTATATTTTCAAAACTTCTTTTTCTCGGTCTGAGCAGTCCCCGCCGGAAAACCTCATCGCCCATTCAAGCTCTCCATAAGTGGCTCCAAGCTGGTCTTCGTCGTTTCTACCATCACCCCATAAGCCATCAGTCGGAGCAACTTCTTGAATCTCCTGGGGGACGCCAAGCTCGTGCGCTAGTTCATACACTTCCGACTTCATTAGGTCAGCAATAGGGGAGAGGTCTACCCCTCCATCTCCATACTTAGTAAAAAACCCTACCCCAAAATCCTCTACCTTATTGCCTGTACCAGCTACTAACATATTTCTACTAGCGGCAAGAGCATACAAGGTTGTCATTCTTAGTCGTGCCCTACTGTTGGCTAACCCTAATTCAGTAGTAGTTACGTCTTGGGAAAAGATATCATAAGTTTTGGTTAAGTCCACGCATTCCGAAGTAACGTTAGCGAAGGAATCCTCTAACCACTGTATTTGTAGTTCCGACAGACCATGTAAGGTAGGGTCTTGGTGGATTGGCATTGTAACCGCATGAACCTTAAGACCTGTTAGGGCACATAACGTGGAGGTGACTGCGGAATCAATTCCTCCAGATATACCTACCACAAAACCCTCCATTCCGGAAGCCTCGGCGTATTCCTTAAGCCACTTAACTATTTTTTCTTTGTAAACCATGCGTTCTCGAATTGGTCGGTTTTAACTATGTTCATGTACTCATTTAAAAAAGAAAATAATTCTTCTTGGGTACATGCCTGTTCGTATTGTCCATGTGTCGTGGATTCAATTTGTAAGTCTTGTACGCGATTAATGTAATCACCTAACCCCTTTAAAACTTTGTAATCGAATCCTTGGGTATCGGTTTTTAAATTAAAAATACCACCCACTACTAGGTCCCATGGGACCGTACTCAAAACACTTTCTAAAGTTATTAATTTTACCTTTACTTTATTAGCGATAGAGTATCCTGGGCCTTGAGTCAGTAACACGTCCGTAGGCTCTAAAAAACTAGAGGTGCCGGGGTCTGGCTGCATCATATTTAGCTCTAAAGAATCTTCTCCTTCACCATCGTAAGCACCAGCCTCAATTAACTGGAAGCGAGGGAGTCGGAGGGAGCGTACCGATTTACAATTACCTGGATGAGGCTCTACCCCTATAACAAAGGTATTGGGGTTATCTTTAAGTACTTCCCTGGTATGGGGGGCATTATGGGATAAACCCACGTCTACAAACAGCTCGAAAGGCTGGTTGGGAAAATTAATCTCGTGTTTCATAATTAAATAAATCTCCGTATAATACTTTTACCTGTTCAATTACTTCAGGTCTTTCTTTAATAGTTATAGTATAACCTTTGTTGGCTAATTCCGCCGCTAACTCAAGTTGCTGTGATTCCTCAATCATAGTTGACTGGGGCTTGTAGGTGACGGAGGTAAATGTTATATGTCCTGCTGACACCGGTTGGTAGTTATCTGCCATGAAATGTAAATGCTTTTTATTGCACTTGTCGGTTGCGTCACTAATATCGATAGCGCATTGTTTTTCTTTAGCATACACACCTAAGGCACGGTTATCCCTAGGGAAACACGGACCTCCATAACCATAACCATACTTAGTACATTTAGAACCTACTCGACTGTCTGAACCGATAGCATCTAATATAGCTTGTGGTTCTGCGTCAACTTTAGTAGCCAAATCTCCTATCATATTGGTGAACGCAATCTTAGTGGTGATAAAACAATTAAGTGCTATCTTACAAATCTCTGCGCTAAGTGGAGACATAACGGCATAAGTGGGGTCGTTTTCTGCTAAGGCATGGTGAATATTTTTAATTTTTTTTGCGCTCTCTTCGTCAGGGGAACCAATTAATACCATATCCGGTTTTAACTGGTCTCTGATAATAGTACCTTGTGCGATAAACTCTGGGTTGTACGACACTTTGTAGTTATACTCATTTAACTCCTCTTGTAGATTTTGGCAGAACTCAGGCATCACCGTACATCCAATGATTAACTCTTTGGTGTTTGGCTGTCTCCCATACTGCTTCAACTCTTCCACCAAAGAAATGATTTGGCTGTGGTCATATTTACCGTCAGGTAGCGACGGAGTGGCTACCAACACAAATAAGATGTCGGAGTGTTCCAGACCTTGTAATGTGGAAGTAGTGGCACTAAAATTAGTTGAACTTTTGAGAAGGTCGGTTACACCATCTTCCGATGATACCAACTTCTTATCATTTAAAAGCTTTACGTAATCCTCATTTACATCTACTCCGAGGACATCGTACCCTACTTTTGCTAGATTCAATCCCCAGCAAACTCCTAGTTTGCCTACTCCAAAAATACTAATTGGTTCTTTCATTTTTATATTGTTTTAAAAGTGTGATGTCAAAATCACCCGTGGGGGTAGTCCTGACCGTGTTGTCCTCGTGTAAGGTATGGTGGAACGCGGGTTTAGCAACTGTAAACGTTTTATTAAATAAGTGAGGCACATAACTAAAAGAGCTATTTGCCATTAACAAAATGTCTGCGTTTGTCATATGATACAAAGTAACCGGGGGGTACTCGTCAATATGGTACTGGACGTTATCATGAATCTCATCAAGAAACTTATGGTTTTCCTCCGTACCTTGACCGTAAACGTGTAATACTATATTATCATCATAGTACACTTCTTTTATTTTTGTAAGGATATTAGAGTAGTATTTTTTAACCGATTCCTTATTGCCCTCCGTTAAATATTCTCTAACAGGTGCTGTACAACAATCCGTCTCAGTATATGTGCGTAAATGAAGTGCCACGTTTACGTCCTTATCGGAAAAATACTTTTGTGGTTTAGGTAAACAAAGGTTAAGGGGGTCTAAAGCTTTCTTTACGAAATGCAGATTCTCTTGACCAAATTTCATCAACATCTGTGGTTGAAGCTGTACTTCTTTTACACCACTTTTAGAAGATTCTTTTAAGCACTTAAATAACTCATTAACGTCATCACAAAACTCTTGTTGAGTCACTTCACAATGTTGGTAGTGTTGTAGGTTAGTAAAAGGGTCAAACTTAAAATTAGCATGTGAGGCTAAAGCGTACGCAAAAGCAAATATTTGGTACTGGGCTAACGCTCCTATGCCTTCTGTATTTTCCCCATCCGAGGAAGTGCAAATAGTCGGTACAATCATAATATTTCAAACCAGCTAGGTTTATCAATAGTTAAACTTTGGTGGGAATTGCTGGCAAAAATTCTACCACCTGATGTGTTGAGGTAGGACGCCCAGAAACTAAAAGTGCTATCCCAGCCCATAATGTTGTTGGTGCATTGACGAATTAATTCAAAATCTAAAACTTCATCATTACCTTCAATGAAATGAAGGTTAGCCCCCGTAAGACGTTCTTTACACCACTGGAAATCACTGTCTCTGTCATCGTTGCCTTTTCTACTTCCCCCTGTAAACACTAAATAATCTGTATTAGTTGGGAATTTATCTTGCGCTGTCTGAATATATTCGATTATTTTTTTAGGATAATCAGCTATAGGGGATTGGTTCCTACTTAAATAATCCCCTAGACGAATGTGAATGCTCGTGGGGTTGGTGTAGGAGGAGATGATTTTAGTGGCTTTCTTTTTGATAGAAGATTTTACGGAGAAGTCTTCTAAAAGTTCTTCGCGACAAAAATCAAAATACTTAGAGTTTTGAAAAAAGCCATGAAAGTTAGTGTTTGGGGGACACGTAAATACCTCTGGATAAAAAGTGTGAGAAGGTGCGGGTTGGGTAAACGAATGCTGTATTTGGGAATAATCCAATTTATCGTATTTCAAATTAAATTTTCCTAACTTACATTGTTGTCCGTGCCACTCCCTATCAGACATATCAGGTAAGTGTATGGGATATCCAGTTTTAACAGAAACACCTTTTAAAAAAGCATACTGATACAGTTGGTTTCCTAGTCGCCCTGCTCTACCTAGTTCTGCGAAAGTTATCATTTTACTTGGCTCTCATTCTAACAGTTTCCCACCCATGTTTTATGTACGTGTGGGCAATACCTTGTCTTAAAGGGAAATGAGTAGCCACATGAACCCCATTCGCGTTAGCGTCATTGGCGTACTGAGTAGCAGTTTCAGGGTTATTACACCATACACTAGTATCCTCTTTCGGGTGAGGAGGAACATAAGTCTTTACCCCGCCGTGCTTTTGAGCAAGGTAGCTAAGTTGCATATCTTCTCCGTTATCCCACGTCAAAGGTTCTTCGTACCACATATAACGCAAATACTTTTTATCCATGAACCACGCGTGTCCTACTAAATCCACTTCCTCAACCTGTTCGTTAGGAAAGTCCCACCCAACTTTGTGGTTGGGGGCGTAGGCATTACCTTCTAAAACAACCCCAATGCCGCCTAATATACCATCGTGACCTGCTCTAATTGTCTTTAGACAGTTTTCAAACCATTTGGGTGAGGGGATTGTATCGTCATCGAAGAACGCAACGTACTTGGTACGAGCTAGAAGTCCTAAAGCGAATCTGCCATGGAACTTAAAGTTATGATTACATTGCACGAGTTTACATCCAGGAGCATCTATTTCAATCTGTTCTCTATCTTCGGGCTTGTTATACCAAATCCAAATCTCGTCCACGGGAACGGATTGGTTTCGCACAGCCTCAATCTGTTCTTTCAGATAATCGGTGCGTTTGTACGCATTAAGTATTGCGGTAATCATTCTAATATCTCCCTTATTCTTTGTGCCGACTTACCATCTCCGTAAGGGCACTCTTCTTCTATAATATAATCTTCGTTAACCGTTTTAACTCTCTTTTTTAATTGGTGTGGGGAAGCACATATTATAGAATGACCTGTAGAAATACCCTCAGGTCTCTCGGTTGTCTTCCTACATACAATAACTTTTTTGTTAAAAAAGCTCCCTTCCTCTTGAAGTCCCCCACTATCGGTTATTACAAACTTAGATTTAACTAACACATTTAGCAGTTCATTATATTCCAAAGGTTCTATAACGTTTACGTGAGTTAAAAGGTCTTTGTGTTTTTGTACGTTTGGGTTAGGGTGAATAGGAAGTACAAACTTAAGGGCAGAATGCTCTTTAGCTGCATCGTTAATAGCGGCGAACCATTCGTCCATTTTCTCATGATTTTCTCTACGGTGCATCGTAACCAAAACAGTAGGTTCGTACTCGCATTTATCTTTATAAGGTAAAAGGTTATCAAGCACTGTGTTACCTACTACAAACTTTTGTCCTACTGTTCTTTCGTGCACTAAATTAGTAATAGATAAATTAGTCGGACATAAATTTACATCGGCTATACGAGATATCATCTGACGATAACCTTCTTCAGGGTAAGGGTTTTCCAAATCTCCTGTACGTAACCCCGCTTCTAAATATACTAAACGTAACTGACGGTGAAACGCGGCTAACCCACACGCGAACGCAGAGGCAGTATCTCCTTGTACTAACACTGTATCAAAATCTCCCTCAGGAAACTGTAACGTGCAATCGGCTACAACTCGGTCTAATCGATTATCACCCTCGTTAATATTAATCTTATAATCAACCTCGATGTCACGTAATAAATCCGTGTGTTGACCTGTAAACAAAAGTTTGTAATTCTTTAACACTTTAGTTAAAGGTTTTATTTTTAGCCATTCCGGTCTAGTCCCAAAACAAAGAAGAATCATCTTACCAAATACATCTCGTCGTTGCCGAAGGGCGCTGTAAATACCCTCTATTAGAACCTACAATCCATGGGTTTACAGTAGACCCAATATCCATGTAAGTATTTCGCGGGTTTACTTCATGTAGTCGATGGGCTAGAATGTTACCCAACGGTCCCGCAGAAAATAAAAATAATTGTCCATCCTGTCTAGCTGCTAATAAGGTCATCTCTGCTAGATGGTACTCCAAATGCGGCATAAGGAATGCTTCACCATTACAAGGTACATACAAATCAACATCGAATGGTAGTTTATTGTTTTTACCTTTTTCGTTGGCTAAAAGAACGGTCCTACCTTCCCAATCAGAGAACTCAGCAAACATCTTGTTTACAAACTCCCCGTAATTGGAGTTAACAAATAAATTAGCCCAAGTAATATTAGGCGTGTTAACCTCGTTACGCATCCACATACAATGGCTGACAGGTTGGCAACAAGGGCAACTTACGCCTACCCAATAATCTTCACTCTCATAACGGAAAGAGTCGAGCAGATACTGATGTTCTTCTTTATGTTTATCTGGGTCAAAGGTCCAGTTGTCGCAATTAGTAATCTTTTCATTGCGCAAAATTTTATACTCTCCATCAGCATACTTACTAAATGAAAAGCAATCTCTGTTTCGGACTTTATTTAAAATAGTGTTGAAGTCATCTTGAAAGGTTTTCATTTTAAATCAGTGATTGCTTCAAGTAATTTAGAATCTAATTCCGCTCGTAAGAGTTCGGCGTTAGGAACTACGCAATGACCTCCAATGCTTCCGTTAGGAGGCACAAGGGTAGGTCTTACAACATGAGGTTTCCCAAGCTCTCCGTATCCGTGATTGTATGTTAAGTTATAATGAGATTGAACTTCATTAAAGTTGACGTCGTGCTGTTCACATAACTTACGAGCATAATCGTGCCATGCAATACATACTCCATAATACGAAGTATCCAGAAGCTTTGCGACTTCGGTAGCTCGTGATGATTCGTATACGCAAGTCTCTACATCTAAGTCGTGTTCAAAGTGTTTAGCTGCTTTCTTTGCCTCTACGCCCCCAAACACCTTTACAAACGTTTTAATGCCCGTATCAAGGTTGGGGTGTACGCCTCTGACGGGGGAGTGGACCGCGTTAGGATACTTCGCGCTTATCTCGCGGGTGGTTCCGGGAGGTACGGTGGAGTGAATGATAGCTATACCGGGTTTGGTGCCGTCCATAAACTCACGAACCTGTGTAACGAACCTATCGGAGTATGGAATACAAATGTTTAGTACGTCAACTCCCTCTAAACCATCGTCTCTATCTAAGTCCTTGATAAGAGGAGTGTACCCTTTTTCGACATAGACTTTTTCTAGCCCCTGTCCAATTTCACCGTGTCCAATAATACCTATAGTTTTCATAGCTCTAAAAATTCTTTCCAAGCCTCAAAGATTTTGTCTTCGTCCCACAGTTCAAATTCTGTTGTAGCACTTTCGTTGCCGTGGTAATCGATTCCCGCACGAATACACTCTGCACGAACTCGGCCAAAGGCTTCCGGTAGCTCCTCAGAATTGGACTGGTAGACACATGAGATAGAGTCATAGATTTTCTGTCTATCCATCTCCATTCCCAGGTATTCAACTTTATCTCCCAGTAAAGGTATAATAGCTTCGTTAAGGTAGTTCTCGTCGAGATTATTACCGTAAATTAATACTTTCTCACAGCCATCCGCTAAAGCACGTTCCACAGATATATGAGTCTGCTTCAGGGGGCACACAGTACCGATTACTCCAGCAACCCCCTCTGGATGATTGCCTGAATCTTCTATACCTCTGATGGTGTTAGGGATTACAGTGCCCTCTTTGCCCTGCCACTTCATTTGGTCCTCGCTAATGAACCTAATTTTATCGAAGCCAGCTGTTTGCTTTTCTAATTGCTGTAAAGGAAAGATTGCCTTCTCATGACAACTTAATACAATCTTATCAGGGTCCGGGTGTCTTTCGTCTAGATGAATAAAATGTCCGATAATAATATCCCCTTTCTCCATCTTAAAGTTATGATGTAGGTCCCCTTTGCATTTGTTTAAGTGCCACGGATGCGGACCGTAAAAAGTACAGTCATAACCACGCTCGTTAAACAAGTCGCAAAGTTCCATTAAGGAAAAGGTTGAGCCCCCTTCTTTAGACCAACCACTAATTATCTTTATTTTTTTAGCCATGTTCTCTCTCCAAAAATTGCCAGATGTCAGTATCTTCAACTTCATTATCTTGTAAAAATACTTCGTCTAGTTTTCTACCTATGCCTGTTGTATAACGAAACTTAGGGTCTCGTGAAGGAACATCTGCCCTACCACGTGTTAATTTCGTCTCGTACTCTTCTTTAGATTTAACCCAGTAATGGTTAACTCTGAATAAATCGGCGCTTCCAGGCTCATTAAAAGGACCTATGCAAGGCTCTTTCTTTTCGTTAACCGGCTGTCCTACCATATAGTAAAAGGAATGGGGGTTTCCTGCTGGGCACATGGTATAGGCTGGCTGAACAATAGATTTAATGTGTTTGTCAGGCGCTTCTCTTCGCTTAGTGTAATTACGTAAGACTCCTCCAGCAGGTCTCGTTTCGTGTCCGTTGGAACCAAAGAAAACTTCGTTCACGGCGACTCCGGGAAATGGCTCAAAGTCTCGCAATCTCTTTTTTAAATCTCCATTAGGGGCAAAAAGAAACTCGTCCAAATCAATAAACGCCATCCACTTAGACTGGTCTTTAAACGCATTCAAAGCATTGTAGTAACATGCCATTTGGCACATATCCATGTCAGTACTGAAATACGTAACGTCGCTAAAGTTCTTCTCATACAAATATCGAATAGTACCATCCGAACTGTTGTTGTCATAAAGATAAAAATGTTCTACTCCCACTGCTCGGTGAAAGTCTAACCATTCAGCGAGATTTTTATACTCGTCTTTCATTACAGCAACTACACTTAAATATTTCATTTGCTTAGGGGGTTATCTAAGGTTACCTCGGTATCTTTTACGTTAGGCTGGATAAGCGGAGGTGCTTGGTATCCTTGGGCGGATTTTAGGGCATCCTCCTTCATCTTCAACAGGTTATGGTATAGGTCTAACCTACCGCCGATAACTTTGTTAATATCATACAAATCGTCACACAGAAGCTTTAGGTTTCTGCCCATCTCTTCTACGTGCTTAGGGTCTTTAATACACTTAGTAAGAATACGTGTCCATTCGGTCTTAGAATTCTTAGGGTCAATCAAATACCCAGTCTCTCCGTTTACAATAAGCTCATCATAACAGCCTACATTTGTAGCAATAAGCGGGATACCGTAACGGGCACCCTCAATCGCTTTAATCTCAGACTTGGACTGATTGAATGGGTTGTCGTCTAGTATAGCAAGATTAATATCAATATTAGTATACATAGCACCATATTGATTAGGAGCCATCGCAGGATAGACCGCATAATTACGATGCCCTTTAAATCCGGTCTTAAAAACTCTTTCATACCCGTTCCAAACATCTTGTTGCCAGTCTGGTTCTGGTTTACCGGTCTTTTCATTTCTAGGCATTATAGGTCTTCCGTAGAAACCCCAATGTACTCTTTCCTTTCCTACCTTTTGGTTTACCACATAAGGGATACCTGCAAAATGCTTTACATCAACATCATGGTGAATGCCCCCTACCCAGCCCATACGGGCTAGTTTCTTAGGCTTAGGGGCTTTGGGTAAATTCCAGTGGGGTAGTGAGTAATCAATAGTGTTTTTAATAACTACTAACGCCCCTCTAACAAACTCCTGGATATACTCAGCGAACTTCCGTTGAGTTACCGTAACCAAATCTACATTGTTATAAATGTATTTTGTTACCTCGTCTAGTTGCTGCTCTTTGTATACATCGAAGAGGCGGTGCCCTCCGTACAGGTCGGTCAAAAGGTCATCGGTATCAAAGTGAGTAAACTTACCAAATTCGTGTGCCTTCTGCAAAATCTGTGCGGTATACATACCACCAAAATTATGGATGTTCTGCGTAAACACAACATCCGCCCACTTTATGTTTTCATATTCAAAATCAGGAGGAGTCTCAGTCTGCGTGTCCGCATTCCACCCAAGAGGGTTGTCATCCCATCTAACCTCTACATCATCGGGGTATAGCTCTGCCAACTTCTCCATAGGAAGGAGGATGCGGTAATAAGCGCATCCTCCATGGTTACTTGGGCAAGCTAAAATCTTTAGCTTTTCTGCCATGTATTAATCCACTTTTAAGTCTTTAAGA